GATTGGATCGACTCCGCAACAACTCCGATCCTGGTTCGTCAGTGTATGTCGATGTTCATTGCTGCGTGGATATATAAGAGGACGTACGCTGAGAGTCTTCCAGTCAACAGTGAGAACTACGCCGTCCGGCTCGAGAACAATGCCAAGAACCTCCTCGAGCAGTTGGCCACTCGTGAGATCCTCCTGATCGATGATACGGACGATCCGGTCGCGACTGGTTCGATCGCCTTCTTCCCGACCGATACCCAAGAGTTCGATGAACAGGGTAACGAGATCAAGTTCACGATGGGGATGACGTTCTGATGCTAGACTTCGACTGGTTCCCGCACCCGCTGATCATGGCGGCATCATGGACGAGTCTGGCCGAAGAGTTGAAGGACATGCGTGAGCCCCTGGAGCGTATGAGGACGTACGCTGCCACGATCATGCCTCGCAACATCGATGACCAGGGAGGTGGTGAGTGGCCAGAGCTGGACTCAGACACGCTCGACCGTCGTTCTGCTGGTGCGATCCTGATCGATACGGGTGCACTGTATAGTGCAGTGGGTGATGAAGGGCTCTGGGAGCTCGGCGATGAGGAAGTCCGTATGGGTGGTATTCCATCGCCTTACTATGCGGAGTTCCATCTCACCGGGACAGAGTTCATGCCTCAGCGCGACTATGCCTACTTCCTCCCACAGGATGTAGACGAGTGTGAGCAGATCGCATGGCAGTGGCTGGATGAGGTGACGAGCTAGGTGGCTGGCGACTCCAACAGCATGGCGGCAGTCACCGCTTACCTCGTCAATCTGATGAAGGACAATGCCAACGCGTGGGGTGTGCAAGAGGTCTTCGATGGCCCGTATCAACTGATCGGGCCAGTTCCTGCTATCGGGGTTGAACCGAACAGGATCAATCGAGACTGGGCAGGAGCAGCAGGTGTTGGTACCATGCGTGCCAAGAACCTCATCCAGATCCTCATCAACATCTATCACGGAAGACTTCAGGAGGCTGCAATCAATCATCGGCAGTGCATGGAGCGCTCCGAGCTGGTGGTAGCCAAGATCCATGAAGACAAACAACTGGGTGGTCTAGTTGTACACGGATGGGTTACCGTTGAGCAGTATGGTATCGCCCGAGCCAACAGTGGCTTGCTGTGGACGACAAGACTTGACTGGACGGGAGAATCGAGGGTGATCGTATGAGCCAGGTAAAGGTGAACCATCCGGCCCGAGCTGCGGAGGATCCTGTCGAGGTGCTCTTCCTCGGTATCTTCCCCAATCGACGGACGAGCAACGTCACCGACGAACAGGTCGCAACGTTCGAGGCGCTTTCAGGTCGGAAGTGGCCGAAGGAAGGCGTCCTGCACGTTGGTGCAGAGGAGCCACACCCTGTGGCCCCGCCGGAGGCGGCTAGCAAGCCCGCGACGGCACCGGCCAAGGTCGAAGCCAAGAAGGAGGACAAGTAATGGCCAGGGGCCTTCACGGTCAGGGCTTCATGGGGATCGCCTTCGAGCCGACGTACGGAACGTACGTGGCACCATCGGAGTACTTCCCCATCAGAAGCGAGAGTCTGCAGTACATGCAGGACACCTACTTCCGTAGGGTCATCCGAGGCATCGTCGATATCGTACCACCTGCAATCCAGGGGTATAGCCACGTCGAGGGTGAGATCGAGATGGACCTGATGGAGAACGTGCTTCCGTACTTCCTACGGGTGGGACGCTGGGACGTGGTGGAGTCGGGCTCAACTCCCAACTTCATCTATACCTGCACTCCGACTCACACCGCAGGCAATGATGGTCTGCCGTCCACGTCGGAAGGTCTGTCCATCACGATCGTCCGAGCTGGTGTGACGTTCGGCTACGTCGGATGTCTCCTTGGCGGTCTCGAGATCTCGGTTGACAACGGAATCCCGATCATGCGGTTCATCATCGTGGGTTCGGACGAGACGACCCAGTCGCTGCCGACGGCAACGTTCCAGACCGGTGTGGGTGACACGCCCTTCGGTGCTGGGCAGTACGACATCCAGGTGCCTACGGCCTCCCAGGTCTTCGACGTGGAGAACTTCGTGTTCACTGCGAACGACAATGCGGAGCCGCAGTACCGCCTGAACGACTCGACGCGTGCACGGTTCGTCAAGTTCGGTGAGCGGGAGATGTCGATGGAGTTCACCCGTGACTTCGACGGGCGAACGGAGTACGACACCTTCAAGGCACTCACCGCGACCAGCATCACGATCGAGTGCTCCAAGGGTGTCAACAACGGAGTCGCGATCACCTTGCCTACCGCAGTCCGTGAGACGTACGAGCTCGACGGTCTGTCGGAACAGGGTGAACTGCACATGGCGACGGTCCGATTCAACGGCATCTACGACACGGCCACATCCCGTGCAGCCCAGATCGTGATCAACTGCCAAGAGGATCTGCCGGTCTGATGCCTTACGGCAGAGGCGGCGGAGGAGGAAAGGGACGAGGGGGAAAGCGCATGCCGCGGACCCCCAAGTCCAAGAAGACAACCAAGACCAGAAAGAGGTAGATCGATGCCCCGAGCAACGATTGACATCCAGGAGACGGAGACGTTCGATCTCAAGACCCTGGTGGGTGGAACGGTCACGCTACGCCGTATGTCGTACGGTGAGTGGCTGGAACGTCAGGGGATGGCCATGGATGTGTCCATGACAGGCCGTCCTGGTGATGCGCAGAATGCGGAGATGAAGATCGGCATGGCACAGACCAAGGTCACGATCTTCGAGTTCGCCAAGTGCATCGTAGATCACAACCTCGAGGACCATGACGGGCAGAAGCTGGACTTCGCCAAGAAGGCCAACGTGTGTGTCCAGCTGCTCGACCCGAAGGTCGGTCAGGAGATCGGTCAGCTCATCGACGGCATGAACAACCTGGAAGGAGCTGTGGGAAACTCGCCGACCTGATCCGGAAGGCAATAGTAGTCGGAGGGAAGACAACACCGGTATGGGTGCTAACGTGGATCAACGTGGTGACAATATGCAAGAACCACGAGGCACTCCCAAGAGCTGGTGGTCTTCTAGATCAGGATTGGGTGTACGTACAGGTGTCAGTCGCCGTAGACGAAGCCCGAGCGGAGAAAGAGAAGCTGACCAGTGCCTCTAGGAGCAAGGGACATCCTGCTGGTAATCCGAGCCAAGGACGCCGCGTCCCACGTCGTTCTCGGGCTTAGTGGTGCATTCACCACACTAGCTGCCGCCCAGCAGGCTGCTGCCATGCGCACTATGATGGCCGGTTCGGCACTCCTTGGTTTGGGTGCTGCTACTGCAGCCATCGGCGCTGTCGGTGTTGCAATGATGAAGGGGTGGGTTGATGAGGCAATCAAGTACCGCCAGGAGTCCGCCCTGACTCTCACGCAGGTCGATCGGCTCGGTGTCTCACTAGGGGACATCGAGCAGATCGGCCTACGTGTCGCTAACGAGGTGCCTGTCGCCTTTGATCAGATCCAGGCATCCCTGTTCGACATCTTCTCGTCAATGGATGTAAGCCTTGTTGAGGCTGAAGTACTTCTGAAGGGGTTCGCGAAGGCTGCCGTTGCAGGCCAGACAGATATCCAAACTGCCGGGCGTGCAACGATCGCCATTATGAACGCTTGGAAGCTCCCCGTATCGGAGTTGAACAATGTTCTGGACTTCCAGTTCCGACTGGTTCAGAAGGGCGTTGGTACGTATGAGGAGTTCGCCAAGACTATCGGCCGTGCTATCCCATCCGCACGTCGAGCTGGGCAGGAATATACTACACTTGGTGGTGTCCTTGCTTTCCTCACCCGAAACGGTCTTAGTACTGCTATGGCCGCTACCTCAGCGGCTCGTGCGATGGACTCGCTGGCGCATCCGACAGTTCAGAAGCGTCTGCAGGACATGGGCATCTCTGTGTACGACCTCAGCGGTGGCTTCCGACAGATTGACGACGTCGCAGCTGATCTTGGTCGAAAGCTCGCGCCACTTACGGATCCTGAGAAGGCAAAGGCTCTCCAGGAACTGTTCATGGGAGCGGGCGGAACGATCCAGGCACGGAGGTTCTGGGATCTAGCCATCCGTAACTTCGACGAGCTGAATGCCCGTGTGGATGAGATGATCAACTCGTCCGGCTCGTTGGAGCAGGCCTACAAGCTGATGTTCGAGCAGCCTGCCTCACAGGCTCAGCTGCTTGACAACAGGATCCAGGCACTCAAGATCTCGTTCGGCCAGGCACTCATCCCAGTCTTCATGGAGGCCCTGAAGTGGATCAGTAGGGTCGTTGAGGCGTTCAACAACCTCGACCCAGGAGTCAAGGCGTTCATTGCCAAGGTTCTCCTGATCGGGTTCGCCTTGATGACACTTATGGGTATCTTCATGGCGATAGTCGGTGCGATCCTACTCTTCGCAGCTACCATCTCTCTCCTGGGTGGCATCGCAGCCATTGCCGGTATGATACTCCAGTTCCTTGCCGTACTATCGGGTGTAGGTTTGGCTATCGCAGCCCTTGCCTTCATCATCCACAGGAACTGGAGCTCCATCAAGGCGTTCGCCGAGGAGATGTGGCCAGGCGTTCGAGACACCATCATCAACGCCTGGAACGCTATCTGGAAGTGGGCCGAGGAGATGTGGCCCAAGATCGACCGTCTGATCACTCAGGTCTGGGATGCGATTCTGGCTTGGGCTCAAGAGAACTGGCCCATCATTCGCGACACCATCATCGGAGTGTGGGACGCGATCTGGGGTTGGGTCGAACAGAACTGGCCAGCGATCCGAGACACTATCGTAGGTGTCTGGGATGCTATCTGGGGAGCTGTCGAGACTGCCATTGCGTGGTTCTAAGAGAACGTCATTCTAGTATGGGATGCGATCTATGCTTGGGTAGTAACGAACTGGCCTGCCGTTCGTGACGCTGTTGTGGGAGCCTGGGAAGGTATGCTCCAGGTGATCCAGACCGTGATGACCTGGATCAGTGAGAATATCGGTCCGATCATGGAGGAGGCTCGGAGGGTCTGGGACACGCTAGGTGAGGTCGTCCAGATTGTCTGGGAGCAGCTGTTCAAGTTCTACGAGTGGATTGTCAACACGTTCGGCCCCGGCTTCATGAACGTGTGGAACTCCATTGCTGAGAATGTCGGACCGATCATCTCGTCCATCGCCGAGATCATTAGCATGGTTGTAACCGCTCTAGTCGGTGTGAGTATGGCCATTGCTGGTGTTATCGCATGGATCATCAACTTCCTGGGGCAGCTCGGTGTTTGGGAGGCGACCTGGAACATGATCCGCCTAGTCGTCGAGACAGCGGTTGCAGGCATTGTCATCGCCTGGAACTTCGTGACGTCACTCATTGCTCTGGGTGTCCAAGCTATCCGATTCATCCTCGAAGGCTTGG